TAGACTTTGATCCTGACACAGTAAAAGCAACGCCTGCCATTTTTTGAATAAACTTATCACCCTCAGCTTTAACAACGGGATCCACGTTTGTACCGAGTGTATTTTTACCTGATAAAATAGCTTGTCGGGTACTGCCAGCAACTAATTGTCTTACTCCTTTAACTTTTCTATTAAAAACTGCTGGCACATATCTAAAAGTAGCTATTGCTTTTCCATCTAAAGCATCAACAAATTTTTGCTTATCTATAGTAACTTGTCCTTGTTGATTAAGCTGGTTTATAACAGCGTTATAATCAAGTGTACTTCCGCCCATATTTGCATCTATTCTTGCCATAAGTTTTTCGGATATTGCTAAGTTTCTTTGAAGACCTACTATAACATTTTTTAGCATAGGAGTTCCTCCCCTTGCAATGCTACCAAGCATTTGCGATCTATCAATATCTGCTTGACTGGCAGTATCAGAAGTATCTATATAAGTATTTCCGCCCTGTTGCCGAGCTAACTCTCCTTGAAGTAAGTTAATTATTAAAGCAGTTCTCGTATTTACATATGTAATATCCATATGATCTAAATCCAATCCAGAACCTTTTAATCTTACTCCCATGTCTGCAAAATACTGATTTATTTGATCTTTTGTACCTATTGGCAGTTGCATCAGTACTTGTGTCAACATAGGGTTTGCTAAATCCTGCTGTAATCTTTGTAAAAAGCTAGTGCTTAATTGTAATTGACCAACAATTAAATTATCTACTTCATCTTTAAGAACTGCTGTTTTTTCAAATAAATTCTCAGATAGTTTATCACTAATTTTTTCAAAGTTTTCGCCACCCTGTATTGGTGCCGTTTTTGTAGTATATTTTACAGTCACTTATAAACCTTGTACATATCAAGTATTCTCTTGATATAATCTGGGAAATCTATATTTCCTTGTATGGAGCTACTAACTTGGTTAGTAATACTAGCTCCTGCTATGTTCATTCTTTCTTTTCTTTCATCTTTTAAGTAGTATTTTACCAAATCAAAACATGCTAGTTTTACATCTGATGGTGTAGAAGCATAGCCTGCTTTATAAACTACTTTTACTGCTTTTCTTCCTTTCGGAAACATTTTGTCTGCTGTGTCTGTTGTTCTAAAAATTGTGTCGGACTCTAAGTCTACGACATAGTCATATTTTCCACTTGAATCTGAGTTTTCGCTTATTAATGTAACATAGCTATCAGCTTGTGAATCTCTTTCTTCTACTGATACTATGGAGACAAGTGGGCTTTCGTCTAACATAACTGCATTTGTCATGTTATCTTTTATATCAAAATATTCTGTTTTATTTGAACTATAGTAGTCCAAAAACGATAAACCACAGTATCTTTTTACTGCTTGGCTTATTGATGGTATAATAACATTAATCTTAGCGTCCTCACTAAGACCGTTTATTCCAGCAAAATCTTTGTACTGCTGTAAGGTTATTAAATTTGTTCCGCCTGTTATTACTGCCATATCTTAAAAAGGTGGGGTTTAAGGTAACCCCACAGAACCATCATAAAGCTATTAATTAGCTTTGTACATGTAACCCCACTTGGAAGTTGCACCATCAATAAGATCAGTAAATCCTAATCTTTGTGAAGCCACTAGGACTCTTCTTTGGTTTGCTACTTCGTAGTCAGATTCAATTGTAACACCTCTTAATCTTGGCATTACATAATTTCTTGGGTATACAGCTATCGCTGCAAACTTTGCAGTTGCTGCTGGTGCGAATTCATCACAAAGGATAACTCTTGAACCGAACACTTGTCCGATTTCACCTGATAGCTTTGTAGACATATCACCGACTAGGTTAACGTCTTGGAATTCACCATCTTCCAATAGTTGGAAATATGATGCTTGAGATACGACATAAACAACATCTGCTGGATTTACACCGTACTTACCCATATTCTTTCTCATTGCAAGTAACTCAGCTGCAGTCAAAGTATCTGATGCAAATGCAGTAGCACTTTGTGTAAAGTCTGAATCGTTTCTTGCTAGGTGACATAAACCTTCAAAAGAAGCACCAGATGTACCGAAAGCACCATCAGCGTCGTCACCGACAAGAATAGCATTTTCAATTGCTCTAGCATGTGATCTTACCATTTGCTCTCTAATTAAAGGTAGAATTGGCATGATTGCATCTTCTTCAGTTTCATTACCTAAGTATGATTGTGAAATTAGTTTCTTAGTAGAAAGCGTTCTTTCTGTTAAATCAACACCGGCAAAAGGCGCACCGTATGCGTCCCCTCTTTCTTCTAAGTTACCGTGTGGTGATGAACCAGAAGCTGCTTGTGCAGAAGCAAATTCTGCATAACCACTATCTGGTAGAATTGGTACTATCATGTTTGCAGAGTTCATAACGATCTCTCTAAACAATGGTGCCAGTACTAATTCATTTTGGATATCTCTTTCTACGTTTGTTGAAACGATTTGTTCAAAGTCAGCACTAGAAACTGCAACACCTGAGTGTTCGTTTACTTTGTTCATGACTGATTTTGCATAATCATTGTCCCAACCTTTACCAGTGGCTACACCAGCAAATTTTGCATCAAGAATGTCTGTCTCAAAAGCTTTTTTCCAATCTGCATTACTTCTATCAGAGAATACTCTTTTAGACTCTCTCATATTCATAATCTCATCAGATTTTTCTGCCAACTTAGATTCAAGTTCCTTAACAACACCTTCAAAATCTTCGTGTTTTTCATTAACTCTACTTTCTAGATCGGACATTAACTTTTCAGCGCCAGTCATTACTGATGTCACTATAGTTTTTTGCTCTTCCTGTTTTGCTTCTACAGCAGCCTTTTCGTCAGCCTCAATAGCTTGCTTTTCGTCAAACTCTTTAGCTTCTTTGGCTTTCTGCTCTGCTTGAGACATTGCAAATTTAGCAGCAGTTTCAGCCGCTACTTTTTGTGCAAATTCTTCAAGATTGAAGCCTTCAGGAGTAACATTTTTTACATCTTCCGACATAATTTTCTCCTCTTGGGATTTCTCCCCACTTGGCTGCTTTACTTCAACAGCGTCTGCTATTTCAGTAGAGCCAGCCCTTAAAGACTCATGAAATTTTCTGTAATCTGCCTCATTGTCAAAACTTTTTGCTAATGAAAAAGTTGCTCCTTGGTTACAAGGAACTGAGACAACAGATACTTCAAATAATTCTGCGTCCTTGATTCTATATCCGTCAGTTTCGGTCATATATTCGGCGTCCTTGACCTTGAAACCGACACTAAAGGCACCAAGGACTCCCTCTTTAACTAATTCTTTAACATCACCTGCAGACTTAGCAATCTTTGCATGAAGTTGTAAACCATTCTCGTCTACACTTAAGCCTTTTGCTCTGCCTATAGGTTTGTTATAGTCATGATTAAATAAGATGATTGGATTATTCATGTAGTTTTCTAAACCACCATTTTTTACCCAAGCATCATGTTCTATTATATCTCCTGCTCTATCTAAAGCAGTAGTACTAGCAGATCCTTTAATTTCTACACTGCCGTCTTCTTGTTCACCAAGATTTTTGAAAGTTGAAACGAAATTAAAAATTTTATTACTCATCTTCTACTACCTTTTTCGCTACCTTTTTAGGTGCTGCTTTAGTTTCAGGTTTAACTGTACCAATTTCTGGAAAATGTTTATTTACGAAAATCTCCATTCTACTCCAGGAATTAAATACTCTCTTTACGATTAACCATCGCATAGGGGTATCTTTTGCTGCTTTATACTCTTTGATAGAAAGTATTTTACCTTTCTTCATGAAGTACTCACCCAGCTTGTTTATTGCTGACATTCTATTCGTCATTATTTTCTCCTTGTTCGGGTCTTCCGCCCTCTTCTGGATTTACCGCTGAACCTGCTATATTTGCAGGAACTCTAGGGGTATCAAAACCACTCACACTTTCTTTACCAAGTGCTTCTCTTGCTTCATTCGGTGTCAATATACCTGTGTTTACAAGTGTTGCATAGTATGAAGCTTGATCTCTCAACTCAGGTTGTAGAGCTGGTATTCCAGTTAAATCTTCACTTAGACCAAAACCAAAAAATCTTTCAAAAGATGAAGTTATCTTTTTAACTATTGGTAACACAGTCTCTAAGTAATAAAGTCTGTGGTTAGGTCTTATGTTTGCATTGTTACCACCGTCCATAAGGATTGGTGGTATTCCCATTGCCTCTAATATTATTCTTTCATTTGCTTTTATGGATTCTTGGAAGTCCAATTCCTTAAAATTAATTTCTGTAAGAGCATCAACTTCAATCCCTCCATCTAGAACTAGTGGTCTTCTACCGCCTGTTCTTGGGTTGTATCTCATGCTCCATGCCTGTAACATTCTTTCTTTTATCTTTTCAGAAAGAGTATTAGGCGATTTTAAAACCAATCCTGGAACTGCACCATTTTTGAAAAAGTTGTCCTGAAAGTCTCTCATGTTTGCTAACAGTTGCATAGTTCTTTCTGCTGGCTTGAGCCTTGGGACTCCTCTATATATTGAATGGAAACTATTTTCCTTTATGTGTATTATTTCTTCGGGTTTATAATCTATACTATTATCATATGTATATTTTTCAACAAAAGTATTTTCATCTGAGTATATGGTTACTTTATCCGCTGGTAAATGATACAAGTGAACGCCATCAAAGTATACAAATATATTACCGTCAATTAGTAAGTCAACTATAAGATTCCTCTTAAAAGAACTTATATCCTGAAAAGGATTTGGTTCTTGATTAAGAAGCATAGCCACTCGTGATCTACGAATGTTCTTAACGTTTCCTACAACTCCATTTATTGGTTCATTAACTATAAAAGGTATCTCGGATACATCGTCAACTATCATATTAACAGCTCTATTTACTACTTCTAATCTCTCAAAAGCGTTTCTATAACTAATTATGTTTTCTCTAGAATCAATGGTCATACCTTCATTTCTAGAAATTACATATTGTGCAGGATTATCTTTTTCAGTCCTGCCTATTAAAAAATCATACCAAGCCATATTTCTCTCTTTGTTTTTCAACCCATTTTTTCATCTTATCAGCATGTATTAGTCTTGGCTTTTTACCATAAACTGAATGTAGCTTCAAGTGATGCTTATGACAAAGCGTTACAGCTTCATCAAGAATTTTTTGTTCGTTCTCTCCTATAAATATTTCGCGAATATTTAGTATATCTTGTTCTGTTTTAACTTCTATGTTTTGTTCTTGCAACCAGGTCTCTAGAAGTTCTGTAAGCCCATAATAATGATGAAAGTCTAATTCTTTAGTATCACCACATATATAGCATTGGTTGCTTTTCTTATACCTTGACTTGGCTTTGTCTCTTACATATTTAACCAAGTCTCTCTTTAATTTCATATTCAACTCTTAATTAGAATTATATCAAAAACTTCACCTATTGTCAAGGAATATTTTTTCAAGGTCTTCATCAAAATGTAGTGGCAGAAGTCTCAAATGTATACAATGCATAACGTAGCGCATCTGCCATGTGAGATGCCATGTTATGTTTTGGTCTTTCTTTCATAAGGTTAGGATTAGGATCCCATTGGTATTGATCTAAACATAAAATTGTTTCTTTACAATGACTACCTACTATTAAATTGTCATTATCTACAACTCCTGCTACTTGACCTATACCGTCTAATACAGATTTTTTAGCATTAATCGTTGTTATATCGTAATTTTGTGCCAAGTCAAAACGAGTTTGCTGAGCGGCGGAATCAATGTAAATGTAATCAATATCCCATTTGTCTATCAGCTTTCGTATTTCAACGGCATGTTGTTCGGTTGTTCTTTCACTATTGTAGTACTCGTCTAAAACGTAATACTTCTTTTCATTCCAATCATAAGCAAGTACGCAAAAAGCTGTAGGATCTTTGTAACCAACGTCCATTCCTGCAAAGATGTCCATGTTGCGACCTTCAAACTCGTCAAGATTGGCTATGCACTTTTCATGATTAAAAGCCCATATTTGCCCCTCAAATACATTGAAGTCTGCCATATATTCTTGATTGAATTCTGCTTCTGACATTCCTTTTTTCGCTTCGCTAATATCTTCTTCGGATACTCGTGGGTTTTCATGCCACGTAGCACGAATAGATGTCCACTCGGGAAACTCTTCAGTAAATCCACGGTAGTAAAATTCTGCAAACCAATTATTTCTGCCTCGTGGCGTAGAGATAAAGATTGCTTTAGAGTTTTCTTTATCTAGTGTTGGACGTAAGGCGACATTAAAGGCGTCCCGACCATCAACCAATGCTGCTTCATCAAAAATAATTAAATCATATGAACGACCAACTACTGAATCAACCTGATTAACAGATCCCATTCTTATAGTACTATGATTACTTAGTTCTATAACTTTATCTTTTGCGTTATCTTTTACAACTTCTAAGTCAAAATGCTTAATGAGATTTCTCTGTAAGTCAAAAGAAATTTGTGATAATGAGTAATTAGGTGACATTAATAGTACATGACTATTAGGAACTAGACACACTAGTTGTCCAATTATATTTGAAATGTAAGTTTTGCCTTGCCTTCTAGATACTGCAGCACATACAAAACGATATTTAGGATCGTTTATAGAATTTATGAGTGCAGTTTGTGATGAATTGGGCTCTATGCCCAAAAGATCAAGATACCCATTGATGGGTAACTTGATAAATCTTTTTTCTGGGTTATACTCCACTAAAGAATCGTGAAGTATGTCTTTTCTACTTAATTCAATCAATGTATTGTTTGTTTATCAAAAAAGTTTTCAGTCTCTTCTAATAAATTTTGCTCCTCTATAATGTTATATAAATATAAATAAGCAGCAGCTACATCTTTAAGTGTTTTTTCTTGGGGTTGTAATTCTCTCTTTGATTCTGTATGAATTAATCTATTTAAAAAAGTAGTGCTATGTTGTAGTGCTTCTTCAAGCCATAGTTTTCTTCCGTCTTCTTCTAATTTTATCATCTTCGTCTTTTTATTCCTCTTACAAATTTTTGTGATTTAGGTGGACGCTTTGTGCTTCCGCCTTTTCCAGCCCATAAAAATTTATTTGCCCAGTATGCTGGTGAAGTTCTTCCTCTAGCAATATTCTTACGATGTCTTGCTTTGAAACTCTTTCTAGCTTCTGGACTATAATTATGACCCATTCCTTGTGCCCCAAATCGGATAATTTTTAACTTTCCGCTGACTCTTGTAGCAACAATCGCTTTTTTAGTACGATGCTTTGGAGTCATCTTTGGTTTATTGAGCCTTGATAAGCCTGCTCGCTTAAGTCTAGCTCTTTCTGCTTTTGTGAGTGCCATCTTTATTTACCTCGTCTTGGTAAAATTCTTCCTGCACTTCTTTTTCCAAATTTAGCTCTTTTTGGATTTTTAGTCTTACCATATTTAGGTCCAACTGCTGACGGTGCTGCTGCATAAAATGCACCCGGGCTGTAAGGATTTTTAGTATTTACTAATGTTCCTGCCGCTGCATTCATTTCGCGAGTAACACCTCTTTTTAATTTGTGTTTACGAATCTTCTGTGTATTATGTACTCCAGTTGGTCCGCTTAAAAAACCGCCTTGTCTAGCCATTCTTCTTCCTCAATGCTCTACGATATACACCGTGAGAGCTACCTGGCATAAATCTCTTATCGGAACCTCTTCCATGTGAGTGTATGCCCTTTAATCCCAGCTTTCTTGCTCTTTTACGAGCTGCTCCAGCTGATTTGTATACATCTTTGTTTCTAATGTATCCTCTGTGTTTAGTTCTGTTTACTGCCATGTTTATTTTTTAGTTTTAGTTGTGTTTCTTTACTATCTAGTAGTTTTTTGTACATCTTCTCTCGCAGTTTACTTACGAGTTTTACGAGTCTTTTTGCGTCTTGTAGTACGTTTTCCATTTCCCATTAATTTTTTACCTAGTTTAATTCTTCGTTGTATTAAACTATTCGGTACTTTTTTGCCTTCCTTATAAAGTTTTGCTATTCTTTTTATAAGTCTTGCAAGGGTAGAGTTGCCGCCATCATATTTTTTTGGCACTCCATGTTTACTATAAGAGACTTTTCTTTTGCTACCTTTTCTTCTTTTTCGTAACACGTCTCTTCCTCGTTCTTCTCTTTATATCGTTATCTTGTGGGTGTCCGCCTTTCATAAAGGAGTTCACTCTTCCGTATGCCCATTGTTGCATACTAACACCTCTTCTAGAGCCAGAGCTTAAAAATGCGCCCTGTCCTCTTCTAAATACAGAGGCTAATTGACCATAAGTATATCTACTATTTTTTGCTTTATTTTTTAGTGTCTTAACTACAGCTGCGCTTAGTGGTCTTCTTTTTCTAACGACCTTTCTTTTTGTAGTACGTCTTTTTCTTTTTATTGCCATTTCTTTCCATACTATTTAAAAGTGCTATCATTTTTCTAGCGCTTTCCTTTGACTTAGCTTTTGCTTTTTTAACAAGTTTACCGTTTCGCATTTTACGATAAACAATTAAGTCTTTAACAACATACGGCATTATTTTGCTTTATTTTTTGCTTCTATTATTTTGTCTTTAATATCAACTGAGCCGTCCCAGTTTTTATCTTTCCCTGAAACTATGTTCCAAAGTTTAACAAATTTTACTTTGATATAATCTATCATTATTTCTCCTTCCTTCTCAATTTGAACAGTTGCTCTCTATCTTGCTGAATAATTACAGGGACTGGAGCTTGATTATTACCACCCTTAGTAAAAGAGGGGTGCGACCACAAATATTCACATTTCTCTTGGCTTTCATTTCTGATAGCCACAAATTCATCAATCGCTTCTAGCGTAAGGTCATCACCCAGTTGATACACGATCACCTCCCAGGGTAAGTTTCTCCAGTTTTGTTCATTCAGCTTCAATATGTCACTGTCAAACTGTATTATTTTAGTTGTTCCATTGGTGTAACTTTCGTAACTCCATGGACATACACGTTTTATAGAGTGAAAATATTCTAACCAATTAACCTCTACTACGTTTCTTCTTGCCACCTTTTTTCTTCTTGCCTTTCTTTTTCATCTTTTTTAAGATTGCTTGCTGTAAGGCTTTTGGTAATTTTTTCTGCTTTGCTGTTAATGCCATAGCATTTACTCCTACTTCCACTTTTCTAGCGGACACGCAGCCCATCGTATTTTAGTTTTGAGGGGCATAAAACATCTGCATTCCTTGCAGATTTTCCATGTCTTGTTGTACTGATCGCAGTCTTGACAGATTTTAATTCTTTCTTGCCAAGTATTTTTCTGCTTCTTCTTTTGCAATTTCTTCTGTTGCATATCCTGCTGAAGCTCCGTCAAATCTCCAGAATCCTCTCTCATAATAAACTTCTATATTTTTATTTTTTGGTGACTTTTTCAAATCTTTTTTACTGTATTCAAATTCCATTTTATCTCCTAATGCAACTGCCACATTGTAAATATAAGTGTGGCTGCTCCTACTATAACTGCTCCTGAGCTACTTATTAGTATAGTTTCTATTCTTTTTATATTATTGTCCATATCGTCAAAACGATTAAACGCAGTTTTCCACCGTTCTGCGCATACGGCTTCGTGTTTTTCTAAATTTGCTGCTACTTCTTTTACTTCCATAATTGTAATTATATCAAATTCTAAACCATAAGTCAAGTATTATTTTTCAATGGTATAGATTTTGACTGGTTCTGACTTTCCTTTGACCGTAATTTCGTCCAAGAATTTGTAGTCATATTCTTCTACTAAACTGTACTCAGAAATAATAACATCTGCATCATACTCTTTGCATTGGCTCTCTAGCCTTGCAGCAAGATTGACGCTATCACCGAGAACAGAATAATCAAACCGATTCCTTGAGCCAAAGTTACCAACAACGCAGAGACCAGTATTGATACCTGCTCCTGTATGTATTTGATCAAGCCCTTCTTCTTTAAGTTCTTCATTTAATTTCTCCAAAGATTCTTTCATCTCTATTACTGCCTTTGTGGCATTTTCAATTTGTTGTTCATCTTCTAAAGGTGCGCCCCAGAAAGCCATGATGCAATCACCCATATATTTATCAATAGTACCTCCATGCCTCATTATAATCTCAGTCTGGTTATCTAGAAAACGATTTATCAGACTGGTAAGACCTTGAGGATCTGACTGGTATTTTTCCGAAATTGGGGTAAATCCTCTTATATCTGAAAAAAGGAAAGTAAGTCGTTTTGTTTCCCCACCCAATCTCAGTAATTTTGGATTATCTTGTAATTTTTTGACCATATCGGGACTTAGGTATGTTCCAAATTGTTGTTTAATCCGAAGACGTAAAAAGTATTGTTCTACGAAGTTGTAAAAGGTCATTATCATAAATACAACCACTAAATTTACAAAAACAAAACTTACGTCAAGCAAGAGGTGTTGTGAGAATGCGTATGAACTAGTATAATATGAACCCGCTAGTACTGCAAGTAGAAAAGGTATAGAAAAGAATATCAAAGACGA